GATAATAAAAATCTTTCAGCTAGATTAAGAGAAGGCTTCGAACTCGTAAGAGCAGATTCTTATGAAGACGAATATCCAAGTATACAGGATGGAAAATATAAAGGTGTAATAGGAGTTGGTGGTTTATTGCTAGCTAAGATCCCGGAAGAGATCGTACATGAAAGAATCAAATATTTCACGCAACAAGCGAGAGATAAAGAGGAAGCCATGGCAAATGATCTTTTAAAGGAACAACACCCTAGCATGCCAATCTCTAAACCAGATAGGCAAAGTCGTGTAACCTTCGGTGGTAATCGAAAGACCTAATTTTCTAGTTCTTCTCTCCATCGAATTAAAAATTTTAACCCTTTAAAAAAAGGAAAATACGATGGCTAACCAAGACGCAGCTTTCGGGTTCAGACCCGTCAGACATCTTAGTGGTGGCGAAATCCGTAATAACACGTACAGAATTACAACTAACTATGACACTGCCCTTTATCAAGGTCAGATGGTATCGCATAAAACTGCAGGTACTATAGAAACAGTAGCAGCTAATGCTATTTTTCTAGGTGTTTTTAATGGTTGTCAGTACACGGACCCTACCACAGGTAAACCAACATGGGCTAAATATTATCCAGCAGACGTAAATGCTTCGGATATTGAGGCTTATGTTTTCGACGATCCCCAAATTATTTTTGAAGGCCAACATGATGGAACAGGAACTGAAGCAATGAATTTCGGCGGGTTCGATTTAGCAGGCGTAGGTGGAAGCACTTACACTGGTAGATCAACACAAGAAATTGGTACTTCTACTCTTGCGACAACAGGCCAATGGAAACAAATTGGGATATCTAAAGATCCATCCAACAGTGATGTAGCTACAGCAAATGTTAACGCATATGTTGTTCCATCACAAGACCTGCATTTCTTCTTACAGAGTGCAACTTTAGCGTAATAGGAGCATATAAATGGCAATATCTAGATCACAATTGGTCAAAGAACTTGAGCCGGGCCTTAACGCTCTGTTTGGTTTGGAATACGACCGATATGAAAACCAGCACGCAGAAATTTTTGATACAGAAACTTCTGATCGTGCTTTTGAAGAAGAAGTAATGTTATCCGGTTTCGGTACAGCTTCAGTAAAACCAGAAGGCACAGGCGTTGAATTTGACGATGCTAGTGAATCTTTTACTGCTCGCTATACTCACGAAACTATAGCACTTGCTTTTGCAATCACTGAGGAAGCTGTAGAGGATAACCTTTACGACAAAATCAGTTCTCGTTATACTAAAGCACTTGCTCGTTCAATGAGTAACGCTAAACAAGTAAAAGCAGCTAACGTTTTAAATAACGGTTTTAGTAGCTCTTACACAGGTGGAGACGGCGTAGAATTATTTTCTACTGCTCACCCATCAACTGGCGGAAACATCAAAAATGAACTAACAACTGCTGCAGACCTTAATGAGACATCTCTTGAGCAAGCATTAATTGACATTGCTGGAATTACTGATGATAGAGGCTTAAAAGTCGCTCTTAACGGTATGAAACTAATTATTCCAGTAAATCTTCAATTCACTGCTGAAAGACTTATGAAGTCTAGCCAAAGAGTTGGAACTGCGGATAACGATACAAATGCAGTTGCGAGCATGGGAATGATTCCTCAAGGTTATGTAGTTAATAACTACTTAACTGATACAGATGCATTCTTTATTAAAACTGATGCTCCAAATGGATTAAAACATTTCCAAAGAGCCGCTATTTCCACTAAAATGGAAGGCGATTTTGAAACTGGAAACGTTAAATACAAAGCCAGAGAAAGATACAGCTTCGGCTGGTCTGACTGGAGAGGTATTTTCGGTTCTCCGGGAGCATAATACACTCTTAACTTGTGGGGGATATTTTCCCCCACATTTAACACCCTAGTAATAAATAGTTGTACAGACTGGCTAGGCAGACGGTATAGAGACTGTATGACGAAAGGTCTATACGACCAAGGAGAAAAATTATGGCTAATACAAGCTTTAGCGGTCCAGTAAGATCGAAAAAAGATTTTAAACTTTTTACTGAGACTGCATCTACAGGATTAGATAGCGATAGAACTTTAGGTACAACAGCTAAAGACGCTAGAAGATTCTATTTAAACGAATGGTTTAAACAAAGACCGGGTCTTAACGCTAACATTGACCAAGCGTATACAGTTGAAGTTGCAAGAGCATTAAACGTTGACTGGGAAGCACTTGGAACTAACATGACTACTGCTTTGGCTACATTTGCTACAACTTCCGCAGGAATTTTAGCAACAACAGCAGGAGCAGACCAAGACCAAGCAATTTTAACACCTCACTTAGATACTGCCGCAACAGCATGGGCAGGATGCTTATGGGGAACTGAAAATGAAGTTCACTGGGAAACATCTATTATGTTACCGGCGATTGACAACCAAAATGTTTGGGCTGGATTAAAATTAACAAATGCACCGGAAGTTGCGACAGATGCTAATCAAGCATACTTCAATTTCTTGACTGACGCTGACAATTCTGGTCAATCATTTACTGATTTTACAAAGTTACACTTTGTTTACAGTGTTGCGAATACTGATTATATCAGTCAATTACCAATCACTGTAGCAGCAAACACACCATATCATTTAAAAATGGAAATAGATAGTGACAGAAAAATTGCTATATTCGTAAACGGTATACAATATAATGTTACAAGTACTTCTGGATCAACCGGTGGTACAGCAGTAACAACTGGTACTACTAAATCTACAGCATTAACTGATGATATTGATTTAATTCCTTATAACGGAATTGAAGCAAATGCAGGTGCTGCTGAAGCATTAAATACTCATTACATTTGCATGAGCAGAAACGTATACGAGTAAAATAAATAATTAGTGGGGCTTCGGCCCCACGTTTCTTGATTAAGGAGGGAAACAATGGCAGATACAGTAACAGGACCGACTATCCTACAACAAAACGACAATCGCGTCGTAATTAAAATAGTTAATCAATCAGATGGAACAGGAGCAACAACCGTTTTTGGTGATGTGTCAGCGATGGCCGCTAGACCAGATGGAACTGCTGTAGCACATTTAGCTTTACTTAGGGTTTGGTTTTCATGTCAAGGTGGCGATGGAGGAGACTCTTACGCTCGTTTAGATGAAGAAGATGATGATGGAGATATCCCTGTAATTGGTTTAACAGGCACAGGATATTGGGATTTTAGAGAGTTTGGTGGAATACCAGCAGACAAATCTAATAACACGAATGAAAGTGATGTTAATTTAGTTGTACCGGGAGCCGCTGATAGTGGTAACATGTATACGATTATAGCTGAATTTCAAAAAATATATTAATAAATGATATCGAGGTCTTCCATGCCACAACAAATATCAAAAGGTAAAAAGAAAGTTTTAAAAAAACATTCTAAACACCATACTAAAAAACATATGTCTGTTATGAAAAAGGCTATGAAAAAAGGTAAAACTTTTAATCAAGCTCATAAAAAGGCAATGAGAAAAGTAGGTAAGTAATGGCAACGTCCGGAACTACTACTTTTAATTTAGATGTTGATCAAGTTATAGAGGAAGCATTTGAAAGATGCGGACTTAATTCTAGATCGGGTTATGATTTAAAAAGTGCAAGACGTTCTCTTAATATTATGTTGGCTGAATGGGCTAACAGAGGTATTAATTTATGGACCGTTGAACTACGTACAAAAACATTAACCGCAAGCACATCTAGTTATACTTTAGATTCTGATTTAATTGATATTTTAGAAGCTGTTTTATATACGACAGGTAATACAACAACAGATGTAGAAGTTGATCGTATTAGTCGTGCTGAATATTTAAATATTTCTAAAAAAACGACAGAAGGTACGCCTGTACAATATTTTTTACAGCGTGGTTCTTCTACACCAACATTATATTTATATCCTACACCAGACGGTGCTCACACTTTTAAGTATTGGGGACTTACAAAAATTCAAAATGCTGGTAATTATGAAAATGAATTAGAAGTACCTACACGGTTTTTACCATGTCTGACTTCTGGTCTTGCTTATTATACTTCGGTAAAAAAAGCACCAGAGAGGACACCTTTATTAAAACAATTGTATGAAGAAGAATGGCAACGTGCTTCAGAAGAAGATAGACCACGTTCCAGTTTCTTTGCTACACCAGAGAGAGGATATATCTAATGGCACATGCGTCCGGTAAATATGCAACAGCAATATCTGATCGCAGTGGT